TCACAATTAGGACCAGAAAGTTCTTTCTTCTCTTCCATATTGTTATAGACAAGTGGCTCATGATTAATAAATCCACCAAGTGGTGTTCTTATTAATTCAACCGGACTCATCTTATCTTTTTCTATTTGATAATGACAAATACCTAGATCAGTTCCTTTAGGTATATCTGTTGATGCAAATAAACCTTGACCATCTATTAAACTTTCTTCAATAAATAGATCATGGGATAGAGGTCTATAATTTTTCTTTTCGTGTTCTCTTCCTCTATTCTCACTTATAACTTCAAAATGTTCGTCTTTTAGTTCAGTCATTTAACTCTCCTTGGTTATCACACTTATTACAATCAGCTATCAACTCTTCTCTACCTTCTTCAACAAGAGCTCTAACATAGCCATTACCCTTACATTGTGGGCAAATAGTTTTACGCTTTTCCGTTTTTGTATCCATGTTTTTTACCTTCTTTTTTCGCTAGACTTTCAATTGTTTTACTTACAGTTAAATCTGCATCTGTAATTTTTCCGTCTCCAAGATATTTTAGTATTTTATAAGTCGATACGGATACACTAACCGACTTAAATTTTGCAGGATCTGCCATTGTTTTCTCACTTTCATTTATATTTATTTGTATTAATATATGGGAAACTACAACAATAAATCAAGTGTTGCAAGAAAATATTTTTTGGTGTATTCTGAAGATCTCTTCTCACACCTTTTGTTTGCCGTGAGCTTTCTAAGCTCCGGCAGACAATTAAGTAACTATTTTACCCTCATCTTTTGCAGGAATACATGTAAATTTAGGATATAATTGATTATTATTTATGTCTTCTTTTGTAAAATTACCCTCTGCATATATAATTTCATAAGACTCAGATAAACCTGCACGTATGCAATCGTGATGATCTGGAAATACTTTTGGATAATCTTTGTTAGTGTAACATTCTCCACTCATTGCAGAGCAGATATAAACCGTTAATAAAAATTTCATATTTAACCTTGACCTTTATAGCGCGTTTGTTTCTTTTGACGCTTCTCTCCCTTATTGAGATTTTTTTTATGTTGTCGAGGCCCTCTTTTTTTAGGCTTATCTCTTGGTATAAAATGTGTAAATTTAATCTTTGCCATGAGCTGTGAGATCTGTGTGTCTATCAACTTTAATATATTTGATTACACCATTTACTTTTTGTTCAAGATCTTCTCCACAACTTATACAACGATAAAAAGTACCATCAATACCAACTAACAATGTAGTTAACTTACACGCATCACATTCACCGGTAACAACTTCAGTCTTGAATGGAAATGGGTTTTTTGATTTTTTTACGGTCATATTTTTTTTTATCAGGTACAATCTTTTGTGTAAAGGTTTTTAAAGCCTTGGCAAATGGGTTATTCTTCGATAATTTTTTTAATTGTTTTGCTACCATCGATATTATCTTCGAGCTCTGCTGTTACCTTACCGCATTTATAATCAATAGAATCAGTTTTATCACGCTCCGCAACCCTCTTCCCCTTAAGGCAGTCACTCATTGCAGGCTGGATTCTGTGTTCCTTCAGCTCTCCTTGAATAAACATACAAAGAGCTACAACTCCTTCAACTATCATAATGTTTTACCTTTGTTGGGACCTTGCTTTAGTACATATTTTTGTGTACCATGCTTACCTGTTTCTACTTCTTTTCTTAAATCTTTGGCTAAACGTTTATTTGTTAGCGTTCTTTTCATCTCGTGGATGTAATCAAATATTTTCCTAGTAACTCTTTCCATTTTCTCTTACTTTATCTTTTAATCCTTCAATATCTTCCAATGCTTTATCTAATTGTTCTCTTAAAAATTCTATATTAACTTTGTTAGTCATATTCATCTCTTGTGTTTCTTCCATCTTCTCAACGGTTTTATATAAATCCTCGATTAAAAAATGTTGTTCCTGATCCGTTGGGACCTGTTCACTTTTTTTAAGTAAATCATTTTCAAATAACTCACGTGAAGTCTCTAACGATACTAACCTCGCCGTCAGCTCTGTATATCCTAGCACACCCATTCCAACGAGAATAATTAATGAGGCTACCGTCTTCATCGGCATCTGCACAGCTGCGGATTCAGATATGTTGAGTGGTTTATTGGACATGTGGTCCTCCACAAAATGCCAATAGAGTTAACATTATTATAAGCACCGCTGTAAATCTGTAATCCATCCTAGCGTACTCCATAAAATTTAAACTTAAATTATTTTAGAATTAATGCAGCAATCAAAACTGCAAATACCACACATTCAATTTTGTTGTGTGACCAGTAATTTATTGCTTTGCTTTTTATTTTATCAATCATCTTTTTTTTCCTCTATCTCGTAAAAGAAATCATCTGTATCTGAAGTTCTCCATTTACCAGAATCTTCTACGTTCCATTCGTTAGTTTGTACTTTCCAATCCGGAATATTATCTTTCACGGTAAAAGAAGGTAAGTCCCAAATACATCTATTGTTTGGTTGGGCTGCAAAATTGCCATCATCTAAAGCAATTATGTGTGCACACTTATGTTCGTGTGGTATCTCCGAATGATCGGTATCGAGTATATTAGCATCTGGGTGACCCCAGTCAACAGTAAATAAATATGATCCGTAATGCTTTTTCTTATCTTTACCAAAGTAATAACCTGAAGCTGCGCTTAAGATAGCCCAATGAGTGACAGTAGGATAATAAGAAAAACAATTCCAAAGCTCCAATTCATCAAGTCTTCTTGTGGGCACTCTGGACGGGTCAAATCCCTTTTGAATAAACGCGCTAATTGGTAGGCGATAAAATATTGCACCGTTACCCATAAGAGCATGAAATAATATAGCACGGCCCCCCATGCTAGTAAGACCAAAGATAATACAGTCTTCAACTTCTCCATGATGTTTTTTACAATCATATAAATATTCCCTTCTTACTTGTGCATATATAGTTGGTGTGTTCGCATTTAAATAAGCCATTAACCTTTTATTTCACCCCAGTTTTTACCTTGTTCATAATCTACTTTATTAGGTACTTTTAATTCTACTGCAGACTCCATAATTTCAATTATTTGTTCTGCTTTTTTATCAGATTCTACAGAAATATCTACCTCATCGTGAATCTGTATGTGAGGTATTATACCATTTTCATATAGAGCTACCATGGATTTTTTTGTCATATCAGCTGCTGATCCCTGTATTAATTTATTTAAGGCTTTGTATGTAAACGCACGTTTTAATGGTTCATCATATTCTTTTCTAGCCATTTCTAATGGTAGAGGTTTAAATATACCAAACTGTGTAGGCTGCCACAAATCAAAGTGACATGCTCTGCCACCTAAAGTTCTAATCTTACCTCTGTCCTCTGCTTTACGTGTAACATTATCCATAAGTTTTTTTACAAACGGAGCTTTTGCATGATACTGTCTAATTAATTTTTCTGCAGATTCTTTCATCAAACCTAGTTCTGCCATTAATTTATTTTTACCCATACCATACATAAGTCCAAGGTTAATAGTTTTTGCTTGCTTACGTTCAATACCTGCCATGTCTGCAACAACCTGGTGAAAGTCTGCGTCGCCTTGATTATATGCATTTACAATTTCATCTACGCCTTCTAAGTTTTGTAGTTTTGCGTAGTGTACTAAAATTCTGGGCTCTTGTTGTGAATAGTCAAATGATCCCCACGTTGTATTTTCTTCTGGAATAAATATAGATCTAATCATCGGTCCGAGTTCCGGATGCCTCGCTGGAATCTGCTGTAAGTTTGGATTGCTCATAGAGAATCTACCTGTCACCGTTCCGCCTTGATCTGATCTTATTTGATTTATGTCTGCATGGATTCTACCATTAGCAGAATGTTTTGTAATTGAATCTATAAAAGTTGTATGCGCTTTGTTAATCTCTCTTGCATCTGCAATTGATCTTGCTAACTCATGAGGATGATTTTGTAAAAAGTTTTTTGTAAAGCTAGGCTCGTTACTTTTTTCTGTCCTGTCATATGGAAGTTTCAATTTGTCAAAAGCTTTTGCTATACTTCGGGCTGCGTGTATTTCTACATCAACTCCTGTTAACTCTTTGATTTTACTAATAATTTTAGCTTCGCGTTCCATTAAATTTTTCTTTAATTTGTCTGCATGTTCAAGATCAACTCTTACACCTTTGAATCTCATATCAACTAGACAAGGAAATAATTTTGTCTCCAGGTTAAATACATCCATTAGTTCTTGGTTATGAAGTTCAACAATTAATCTTTGCCATAACTTTAATGTAGCTTCAGCATCACGTTCAGCATACTCACCTACATACATAGCAGGAAGTTTATACATTTCTGATTTAGGATTTACTGAATAACTTTTTGCTGCTTCATTTAATAATGTTTCATTCTTACCTATGCCTACATAAAATTTAGCCAACGTGTTTAATGCATAAGATAATCTATTCTCATCTATTAAAGACGCTGCAATCATAGTGTCAACAATCTTACCTCTGATTTTTATACCAGCCTGTCTTAACCAACAGACATCATACATTGCATTGTGAAATATAAAGGTAGTTTTCTCTTGATTTACTAGATCTTGGACCCACTCTAAAACGAGCTTTTTATCCATATTTCCACCACCCTCATGACCTATCGGATAATAGCCTGACCAGCCCTCTACGGCCACCGCAACGCCTGCAATGTGCCCTCTTCCTATGACATTACCTGACCCTAACGTAGTTAATTCAGGATCATAAGTTTCTAAGTCAATAGCTACTTCTTTGGCTCCTGATAAATCTTTTAGTTCGTGAGGTGCAACCCATTCTGTTTCGGGTGCAAATAGTGGGATCTGTGTTCTTCTCATTCGTAGTCTCTCTCCTTTACCATCTCAAGATAGTGTATTGCTTTATCTATATCTTGTATGCCACCCTTCTCTGAGTGTCTACATATGTACTTTATAGCGTTGCCCTCCGCAAAAAGCAACTTGTTTTCGTTAATAAATTCAGCAGGTTGAATCTTCATATTGCGGTAGTGTTTCCCGCCTACCTGCTTATCTAGTGAATCATATACTGCTTTTTTAAATATTTCTTTATTGGTCATATTATATAAGCTCGATCAAAGTTTTTTGGATCTAACACATGCAATTCACGCTTCGCTCTTGTCGCTCCGGTATAAAATAATCTATGTAATTCATCCGGGTCATGACTAAAAGTTTCAATCGCTGCACCTGTTAAGTCTTGCATAAGCAAAACGTTGTCGGCTTCTCCTCCTTTCGCTGCGTGTATAGTTGACATTTTTATACGAGGATTTTTATTTAGTGTTTCTCCATTCGCCCTCATATTACGAATGTAAGTTTCTGTCATTGGATCTAAACCATTAAATGATTCAAACCAAACGTTAGAAGTTAGTAACCCGTGTTGATCTTGACATTCTTTTAGTGTATACTTCGCATCCGAATGAAGAGTTTTACCCTTCTGGAATCCAACTAAAACATTGTCACCTAAGTATTCATAAATGTTTTTAATTTCTAGATGATTTAATAATTCACCTTTACGCCAATGCTCCCAATTATTTAATGCTAACAATAATTTTAATGGTACAGAATTTATTCCTTTACATTGGTAGTACCATCCTTGAATTTCACACAAATCTTTGGCATCTTCTAAAAAATAATTTGCAGAAGATAGTACTAACCAGTTACCTGAACTCATATCTACTTGTGTTATATCAGAATATCTTCTTAATAATCCTTGTTCTTCTCTAGGTTTATATTCTTTTGGAAATCTATTTTGTACTTTGTTAATTATTTTTTGTGATAGTTCATGTATAGGACCACCTGGTATTCTATATGATTGATCTAATGTTTGTATGTCATCAACTTCTTCTTTAAGTGCTATGAAGTGATCTACATCTGCACCGGCCCATTTAAATATAGCCTGATCATCATCACCAGCTATGTAAGTTTTATGTGCTCTCTTCCAAATTTTTCTTACCATTTCCCATTGCAATAAAGATAAGTCTTGTGCTTCATCTATAAATAATACTTCAAACGTAGATAAAGTTTCTTTTGTTAAAAAGTCTTCTATCAAATCGTTAAAGTCTTTTAGATTCTTTTCTTTCTTAAATCTTTTTAATTCTTCTGCTAATAAAAATAATGTGTTTCTTTCTATGTCTAGTATATTTTTTCTAGAGTCATAGTATTCTAATAAGTCCATTCGTTTTACAGCTGCTGTATTTATTATTGTAAGGTATTCATTATCAGAATTAAATGTACCATCATCATTAGAAAATTTTGCTGTCTTAATAGGAATGCCACATTTCTGTCCAAATTCTTTATAGTCTTCTGTCTTCATCATTTTTTCTTTAGTCATACCCAATTGATTAAAAGCGTATGAGTGTAACGTTCTGAAAAAAGGTAGATCATTATCTTTATCTAAACCAAATTTATCTGCAGCTCTGTCTGCTGCTTCCGTTGCTGCTTTTTTTGTAAAAGAAAAATAACCTATTTGTCTAGGTCTTATCCCATCTTTGAGAAATTCGTCCACTAAGTTTAACAATGTTGTTGTCTTTCCCGTTCCTGGTGGACCTAGTATTATTGTCTTCATATTTCTTCAGTTTCCTCTCCGCTATTTGTAGCTGTATTTGTGTTAGTTCTAGTTCTTCTGTTAGTTCTTGTATTATTAATCTAAATCTTAAATGCCAATTTTTACCTACGTCTTTGTCATACTTCATTAAAAATCCTCTTGTTGGTAGGCAATTTTAGAAACTGTTGCTTCTAATTTTTTCATAGTTTTAATTTTAATTACTCTTGGTTGTTGTGATTTAACTCTTAACCTTGTTTCTTCTACAAAAATATCATCTAATCTTTTAATTAAATTACCTGTCTTAATTTTATCCATGTCCCAGTTATTCTTTTTTAAGAATGAATAAAAGTCTTCCATTCTAAAATATGTAAACCCATCTTCTGTAAAAGGTAACTTATTAAATATATCATCTATTGTTCTTGCTGATTGTCTATTAGTTGTCCAATCTTGCAAGAGTCCTGTAATTTCATTAGTAGGATTCAATGACTCTAGTGGTTCTACTTCTTGTAAATTTTGCATTAAAGGTTTTAAAAAATGTTGCTTCCAATCTTTTGGTTTAGGTACAGGTACAACTAAGTTAGCTTGATCTAAACATGCTAACGCAAACAAAGGTGAGCTATACAACTGTTCTGTTTTTAATTCTATTCTAGTTTTATCTACATTTAAAAACCATTGTGGTGGTGTTGATGTATATTTTGTAAGACTACCTAATACAGGCATTTCTTCTTCACCAAATCCTACACCAAATCTTTTTGTTCTACATAAACCAGACTGACATACTGCATTGATAGGTGCATCTTTACATCTATATTTATCATAACCTTTTCTGTTTACTGATTTAATTAATTGTTGAACCTCACTATTACTTAAAGCAGGTTCCATATATTGTGAATTAGCTTTTACAATTTCATCTTCCCATGTGTCTGGATGTGATTGTTTATAATAAACTGCAATATTAAATAGTGCATTATTTCTGGAACCCTCACCAAAACCAATAGATGCTAACTTGTTTAAGCAAGGGGGTCCTCCAGGAAATGCTTCTTCTATTTTTTTCTCTTCTGTTTTAATCGCTTCGACTTCTTCTTTACTGCAACTGTAAACATCATAGAGCTTATAAAATTCCTCAAGTGTACAACCGGCGCCATTATCGTTGATAGCATAACGTAGTCCTTTCATTTGATTGTGGTAAGGTAAGTTTAAAAAGTTTCCAGTGTCACCACGTTCCACTAAAATTTCTGTTTGTTTAGGAAATATTTCTGAACCTTCATATCCTAAAACTTTTGCAAATGATTTTAATTTTGATTGCATCAATGATGCAGGTATATTTTCTTTGGTAAATAAAAAGACGTGAGCTCCGCCAGATTTACTACGACAAACTATGAGGGGAAATTTATAATTCCTAATAGTTTTAACGAGGCTAGCGTGATCAAAGTTATATTCGTCAATATCAATGCACCCCCACCTACAATCATTAGTATCCGTGATAGGGATAATTCCAAGGGCTGGACCTCTTCCTTCCAAATGATTGGACCAAAGCTCGTCGTTGACGTCTTTACGAACAATGAAGGCTTTACCTTGTTGTTTACTACCATTTTCTCCTCTGTCACCGGGTTGATATTGGCCATATGCTATAGTTAATCCGCTGAAAATTTGTTTGAATTTATCCATATATTACATTCTAATTTCTTTGTAAAGGGGATCTTGCGATCCCCTTCAAACTAAATTTAGTACGGAGTACTATCTTTAGCTTTCTCTTCTACATCAGCTTTTGTTTGCACGTTACCCTTTGAGGCAGTACCACTAAAATCTTTAGCCGTAAGGTATAAAGATTTGTCGTCCTGTCCCATAATTCTGTTCTGCGTAACAGACCAACCATACCAAGAACCTTTGTCGTTCTTTTGTAGTACAGATTGTAAGTTATACACAACCCCATGCATTGGAGGGATAGCCATTCCACCTTTTCCATCAGATATTTGTATGGTTTTCATCATAGAATTCCATTTTTTACTAACGTTAAGCTGTGTTGATTTCATAGTAATCAACGCTGGTGTCATCCCACCTGCTTTTGTTTCAACCAAAACATAGTAAGATGCTGTTTCTTCTAAATAGTTACCATTTGGTAATCTAATTTTAGATCCATCTCTCTTACCAGTTTGAATTACCGGACTGTTCGGTAGGTGAACTGCGACTGGAGCACCTGGTCCGTCCCCTCTATCCGACCATTCTGGATAATCCTTTTTGTAATAACAAGGAATAACCTTGATACCTTTCTTACCATCGAAACATTCGCTGGTAACAGTATTATAGATCATGCCTGGTTTAGCACCTTCTATATACTTCGCATCACCATCAGTTACCTGCGGTGATAGTTGTCCTAAGATTCTGACAAACGGTAACGCCATATCTTCTTGCGTCATGTTTTCAAAACCTTTTTGCAGGTCATCACCAAATAAGGCTACTGAACCTGTGTCTTTCTTCATTACTTCATTACTCATTATACATTCTCCATTATTTATTTCCGGCTTATTTTAGTTTTATCTTTAATCCATAGACTAAAGCTATCAGAAGGCATGTCCAGGCCGGCCTGTACACGCTCCTGATATAGAGCTGTCAATGTATTCCAAGCCACATCAGATTTCTGTTGTGGTTCAAAACCATTTTCAGCTGCAAGGTTGAGCAATTGCTCCGCCTTGTCATCTTCTCCTTTACCAAAAGACACAGTTACATTGTTTTTAATAATGTCACCCAATCCTTGGTCACGAAGCCATTGTAGAGCTTGTTCTCTTCTCAATTCATCTTTAGGAATTGTAGCTCTGAATTCTTTTTTTACAGATACTTTGGACCCATCAGCTAATTTAATTTCTGATAGACCTTGTTCAGCTAATAGTTCTGGTATTACTCTTGAACCTATATCATCTGCTTCTTCTTTTTTCTTTTTTAATTGTTCTTCTAATGCTGCAATCTGATCTTCTTTTTCTTTAAGCTTTACACATTCAGCAGCAATTGTAGTTATCTCTACACTGTCTAAAAGATCTTTAGAATCTTTTAACATCATATCATTTACTTCACTCATATTTCTACTTTCTAGTTATAAAAGTCTACTTCTAATGGGTAGTATCTACTTTCGTTTCTCTCCCATTTAAGAACATTAAACTTTCCGTTTGTTACATCACTTATAACAATATTGCAAATCCCAATTATAATAGGATCTCCTATTGCTAATAAATAATCTTGTTGTCTAAAATCCTGTAAATTTTTTTTCATCTTTCTTACAAAAGGTTGTGTTGAATATATTGCTTGTGATTCTGGTCCACTATTAGGTAGACAAAAAACTAAATAACCAAAATCAGACGCACTTAAAATATTAATGTGTCTTGGTGGTTGTTGTGCAACATAAACAAATTTTTCATTAGGATTATTTTTATAAAAGTCTAAAAATTCTTTTAAAGAATCTGGTTTATATAATTCAAATATTTTATTTTTCATTTCTATTTCTAATTTCTCTTGACAGAAGATATAATAGTATTTATATAATTGTCAACTAGAAAGTAGAAATTAATTATGAACTATAAATTTAAGACTAAGCCGTATGCGCATCAGTTAACTGCGTTAGAAAAATCGTGGGATAAAACTGAGTATGGTTATTTTATGGAAATGGGTACAGGTAAATCAAAAGTGTTAGTTGATAACATGGCTATGCTTTATGACAAAGGTAAAATTAATGGGGCCGTTATTGTAGCACCAAAAGGTGTTTATAGAAACTGGTTTTCACAAGAAATTCCAAATCATTTAGCTAGTCACATACAACCTAAGATGGTACTCTGGACTGCTTTAACATCTAAAACAAAGGATAAAGAGTATCAAACATTATTCGAAACTGGACATGACCTTCACATCCTAATTATAAATGTTGAAGCGTTAAGTACTAAAAAAGGATTAGACTTTGCAGCTAAATTTATGCGTTGTCATAAAACAATGCTAGCAATTGATGAGTCTACTACAATCAAAAATCCAAGTGCAAAAAGAACTAAATCTATTTTATCTTTAGGTAAAGAAGCTACATACAGACGTATTCTTACTGGTTCTCCTGTAACTAAATCACCTTTAGATTTATATACTCAATGTGGTTTTTTAAATTCTTATTTACTTGGTTATGATTCGTTTTATGCATTTAGAAATAGATATGCAAATATGATTGATAGAAATTTTGGAGGTCGAAGAGTACAATTAATAGGTAGTTATAAAAGACTAGATGAATTAGCTGATAAACTAAAAGGTTTTTCTTATCGTGTGCTTAAAGATGACTGCCTAGATTTACCTGATAAAGTCTATATTAGACGTGAAGTTGATCTTACAGATGAACAAAGTAAAGCTTATTCTACTATGAAATCCGCGGCCCTCGCTCTACTAAAAGGCAAGATGGCTACAGCGCCTCACGTTTTGACGCAAATGATGCGACTACATCAAATCACTTGTGGTCATTTACGAAATGATGATGGCACTATTACAGAAATTAAAAACAACAGACTAAAAGAATTAGTTAATTTACTAGAAGAGGTAGAAGGTAAAGTAATTATATGGGCTAACTATGTTTATGATATAGAGAATATAGTAAAAGTTATTAGTGATGAATTTGGAGAAGACTCTATAGTACAATATTATGGCGCTATTCCGGCAGAACAACGTCAAGAAAATATAAAAAAGTTTCAAGATCCAGATTCTAAAGCTAGATTTTTTATAGGTAATCCACAGACAGGTGGTTATGGTATTACACTTACTTGTGCAAATACAGTTGTTTATTACTCTAATGGATATGACTTAGAAAAAAGACTACAGTCAGAAGACAGAGCACACAGAATAGGTCAAACGAAGTCGGTAACATATGTAGATTTTATAGCACCAAAAACTGTAGATGAAAAGATAGTAAAAGCATTGCGTAAGAAAATGAATATTGCTAATGAAATTATGGATGAGGATTGGAGAGAATGGATTTAATTATATTAAATGATGGTCTGTATCAATTGATACCTGTTACAAAAAAATTAATGGAAGGTATAGTTATAACATCAGAAATAGATTGTTTTGATTTGTGTGACATACTTAGAATAAAATTAACAGGATATGTTGACACTTTAAACTTACATATAATGAATGACGGCTCTGGTAATTTTATAGGCTGTATGTGTAGGTAGGATTTTCTAAGACAAAAGTATTTTTGTTGAAAATTACAAATCCACTAATCCCGTTTCGCGATTCAAAAACTTATATTCTATTTTTGTAGTAGCAAAGTCATTTTTAATTTTGTTACAGATTTTTTCTACATCAAACTCACCACAAGAATAAACATCAAACTGCATTAGTGCAGGATTAGGTTCATCCCAAATATGCATAGTGATGTGTGAAGTTTCTATAATTGCAACACCTGTGATACCTCTGTTGCCTGGCATTTTACAGTACTTAACATATGGACCCATAAATATTTTCATATCTATGGACTCCACAAATTCTTTCATCCATTCAGTTAGTTGCTCTTCGTCCATTGGTGGACGTGAAGCTTCTGCTCTAACAATTAAATGTTTGTGTACTAATAGACTGTTTTCCATCGAAGCTTTTTACACTAAATCGACAGCTTTTCCAATAATTGGTTTGTATTTAGTTTTTTTATCTTCACGATATGCTCGTAAATATTGATGTCTAGGATTAAAAGGTATGTAGCTTGCGTGGATCCATCCCGAGTTAGGTTCGCCGGGAGTGTAGTACTCGAGGATCAATTGATCTACCTCACAATTCATTTTAACCCAATCAGCAACTTCAGCGTTGTCAATTCCCATACATTCGAAATCAACCGCCTCAGCTTTTGAGTGCTGGCTGGTTAAACTCGATCCTATGGCTACACACAGCTCAGGTGAGCGATAGCCGCTTGTCACCTTGACCCTGCCAAATTGGTCCCGTACCGGCTGTAAAATATTTTCACACAATGCTTTTAATTTATCTATTTGATCTGCGTTAGGTTCGTTGTCTATACCCTTACGTATAGCTGTGTCTGATTTGGTAAGCTCTTGTAAACTAAAATTTCTACTAAGTTGCATATTTTCTCCTATTTTGTAAAAAATAAATCTATCACGAAGAGTGTAGTTGTGCCCGCAGCTACTAAGAGAACCCAATAGAACTTGTCTATCTTACCGCCCAATTTCTCGACGTCTTCGTGAATATGTTTTAAGTCTTGCTTGTTTTTAGCAATGTCTTTTTTAATTCCAGTCATATGTCCGTATAATGATATGATGTGTTCTCTTGTTGTTTTTGGTTCTATAGCCATAGGATTATCCGCCGAAGGTTATATCATCTTTAAAGATGCTTTGTCCTTTAGCAATTTTTTGTTGGTTATTTTTTAGTTGATCAAAAGGTAATTGTCCAGTGTTTGGAACTGTTACTCCTGCTAATAAATCTCCACCTGTTGTAAGTTGTGCACCTATTGTATTTAAGTTACCGGCTGCACCTAAATCAACTGTAGGAGTTGTTGATCTGAATGGATTTTCTATATCTGGTAAATCTTCTAATGATAATGGTGCTATTTCTATTAATGATTTGATAGCATCTATGACAGGTTCAGCTTGATTCCAAGGATTAGCTACTCCTAGTCTTAATGCATTTTCTTCAAATTTATCTATAATATCTCTTGATGGTTCATAAGGTCTAAACTCTCCATCTTCAATTGCAAATCTATCTCTTTTAGAAACCCTATTCATTCTTTCATCAAGATCATTACCACTAATTCCTAAAGTTATAGCTGCGTCATAGTCTTTCATAAAATTATTTCTTGCTTTAAATAAAGCTCGGTTAGCATTTACATAAGCATCAACAATTTCTTCTGGTGTAACCACTCCACCTTTTAGTGATGGTCTTTTAAATAAATCTTTTGCAAGTCTTTCTCTTTTTTGTAACTCAGAAATTTTATAAGTTATACCATTTGCTGGATTAACATCGATAGCTCTTAATCCTGCAATACCAGCAAGTTCGTTACCTAATTCAAATTCGTTTCCTCTTTCATCAAACCTACCTTCATCATCAATAGGTTTAGATGCTAATCTCATTCTATTTAATTGTTTGTAGTTAAATGGTGCTTGTGATTCAACAAGGTGTCCTACCATAGAAGAAACTTTTCCACCTATTGTATCTTCAGGATTCCAAACTTGATAACCTTCTGGAGTTCTACCTTTTCTAATTGCAATGTCTGTTAATGCTTCAGTCCAAATAGATTCTGATATAAAAGGCATTCCTAATTCTTTGGTAGAATCAACTAACCCTAAAATAAAATCATCCATCATACCATCATTATCAGTTTCACCCTGACCTACTCTATTCAATACAGTTTGTAATGGTCTTGTAATTGTATCATATGCATTCATGTGAGAAAAATCTACGTATTTTAATTTACCAGTTTCTTTATCTCTTAATGGAATCAATGTAGAATTTTTAGACCAATCAGCAACATATCTTCTCATTGCATCCATTTCATCTTCAGTAACATTGTATAAAGCTTTAGCTCCTTCTACTGCTGCGTAAGGCACAGCTAATGTTGTAGCTGCCATTCCAGCTAATCTTGTGTAACCAATATTAGCAAGTGGATTAATTGTACTTCCATCTGTTAAAGTTGCTGTATAACTAATTTCATCTAATGCACGTTTAACAATGTTAGTGCTTGTTCTCATAATTTCTGCGGGGAAAGATACAAAGTTACCTACAGGCATTTTTCTTAAACCTTTTACAAAGTCTGATACATAAGAATAATTAGGTATATTATTTTTAACTATGTTAGCTGCTTCTTTTTCAAAATAATCTTGAGTTAATTTTACATTTTCACCAGCTGCATTTTTAAAAAAACTACCTCTTACTAAACCTTTCTTAGCAAAAGCATCTTCTAATCTTTTAGACTCTGTAGCCCATGAGGCAATTTTCCAAAAGTCATCTTCAGCTGTGTAGAAGTCTTGAGATACTTTAAATCCTTTTTTAAATGGTTTTAATAATTTATCTAAACCATTATATGAATTCATAGTTTCACCAAATTTTACATCTTCTAATAGTTTAGTTAGATCTCCTACTTGTACCTGTGAGTTTACAACACCAAGTCTTAATAGTTTTTGATATAGTTCATTCTGTTGTCTTGTGCCTTTTAAATTAGTTTGTAATGCACCATAGGCTTGTTTAATAGCTGCAGCATTAGGTATAACACCATTCGCGGTCGCAAATGCGCTAGCAGATAAAAAGTTTCTAACGTGAGTAATAGGTGATAAAATTGTTTTAGCTATCTGTGATGTGGCTTTAGGATATAAAATAAAATTTTCATACATCTTACCAACCATACCTTTAGATCCTAAATCTTTTGATGTAGTTTCAAGTGCATCGGCAATACCATTGATTGCAAATTTACCGTTTAAAGGATTAGTAATTCCTTGTGCTATTTGATCAGATGCTCCTTCTATTTCACCTAATCTTTTTAAATCAATACCACCTGCAGATAATTTTTTACCTGGGTCCATATTAATTTGTCTAAAGTCATCGCCAAAATATCTAATAGCTTCTTCTCTAGTATTAGCTAACATAGGTCTAGTTCCTGTTGCAGTTCCATTAGCGAGCTTAGTTGCTTGTTCGTTAGATTCTATAACTAAATTATCTAGAAATTGATTACGTCTTGTAATCATAGATAGTTTATTAGTACCATTTAAAATCATTTGTAACGCACTTTTATCTTTACCAAATAATTCTCCAAACAATTGTTTAAACTCTGGTTTAAGTTCTGACATGTTTGCTATACCTTTAAAATCAGCAGCATCATCTAATACAGTTTTAGCTACAAAGTCAGGTAAATTAAATATTACATCTGTTGATTTATCTAATTTAAAACCAGCAGGTAAAGTTGCATTTTTATATACATCAGCTACTAAATTTTCTGCTTCAACAGAACCTAATCCAGGTTTAGCATCCATAAATACTTGTTTTAGTTTATCTACTGCTTCTGTAGCAGGTTTATAATTTAATGCAGGAATCATAGAATCATTTTGAAACAATCTATAATTAGCACCAAGATAATCTCTCCACTTATCTTTCATTACATCTTTAAATTTAGTTAAACTAGTATCATCAAGTCTTTGTCCTAAACCAGAAAACAATGTACCCCACGTTCCTCTAATTCTAGTTAGTTCTTCAAACACTTCATCAACAGCTTCGGGAGCCATACCTTTAGCTAATAATTTATTTTTTAAAGGACCTGCAACTACATCATCCAT